GATGGGCTTCGACCCCGAGCCAGCCAGGCGACGCGCCATGAAGCTGAGGCTGTAGGGCGTATTCTGCTTCAGCGGGCCGACAGCGATGGATCGCTCCTGCGAGCCCGATCCGATCCCCACCATGGAGAAGCCCCAGCCGGACAGCCCCTCGCTCGTGGTCACAACCTGACCCGCCGCCGCGCGTGTGCGGCGCACGAGGTTGGTCCGCCCTTGTTGCAGTAGGGCAAGCATGGCCTCGTCGCGAGCGGTCGATGCCGTGACTGACGACGCCTGAGACGCCGCTGCACTCACACCTGCCGCATCAGCGAAAGACGAGGCTTGGTTCTTAGCCGTGACAGCAGCGTTGGATGCGGCCTGGGCGTCGTTCTTGGCCGTGGTGGCGATCCCGGCCTGCGTCGTCGCGGTCGATGCTGCTCCGGTTGCCGTCGTCGCGCTGTTAGCCGCCGAGGTCTGAGCCGTCTCGGCGCCCGCTCGTGCGGTTTCCGCTGCGGTCTTCGCGGTCTGCGCGGCGCTGGCCGACGTCCCCGCCGCCGTGGCCGAGGTGGCCGCCGACGACGCCGACGATGCCGCAGCCGTCGCCTTCTGGTCCGCCGTGTCGCGGGCGCTTTCCGCCGCGACCTTGGCCGCGTTGGCCGCCGTGGCGCTGTTTCCAGCTTCGGTCGCCTTGGTGCTGGCGGTGGACGCCGATCCGCTGGCCGCCGTTGCCGAACCGCCAGCCGCCGTGGCGCTGCCCGCCGCAAGCCCGGCCTGTTGCGTAGCCGTCGCCGCAGACCCGGCCGCGTCCGTGGCCTTCTGGGTCGCCGTGGTTGCGCTGGCCGCAGCATCGTTCTTGCTGGTCAGGGCCGCCGACGCCGATCCCGCCGCTTCGGTGGCCTTGGTCGCAGCCGTATCACGCGCCGTCTGCGCCTCGCCCTTGGCGATGAGCGCATCCGCCTTTGCCTGGACAGCCGCAGCCTCAGAAGCCGCCGCAGCGGCCGCCGAGGTCGCCGCGCTGGCCGTGTCGCCGTAGACCTCTTCCAGCACCTCCACAGCCTGACGGTTCTCATCCGCCAGCGTCGCCGTGTCCGTCAGCCTGTCCAGCACGTCCTGAACCGGCTCGCCCTTCAGGTGGGTGGTGTCGCCCGCGATCAGGTCGCCGACCACGATCCCGCATTTGATGTCCGGATCGCTCTTGGCGCCGTTTTTCGCGACGTACTGGAGCGAGACGCAATAGGTCTGCCCTGGCGTCAGCCCTGCGACCTCATACCGGCCATCAGCGCGCGGCGAGCCCTCATAGCCGTCGGTCCAG